GCAATAGCTGCCCAACCAATCCATACATTAGCAGCAAATCCCCAGTCGATTGCTGCAATACGGGGCCACCAGGATGGAATTTCAAAAGGTTCAATAACGTGACGTGCGTTATCAGGTTCATCTGGTAAGGGCTCGAGGCGAAAGTCAAAGACCTGCCCTTCGAAGGTGAACCAATCGCCATACTTCTTTGCCCTTCGTTCAGCCTCAGTAGGCAAAAGCTCCAGCTTTGCAAGATAGATGGGGTCGTTATCCATCAGATACTTATTATCTTGCACGAACGCTGGAATGAAGATTCTTTTCAATCCTGTGCGCTTATCGACGAGAACCTTAAGGCCAGAATGGGCAGGGTCAACGAATCTCGTGCGTACCCATTTATGCCCAACATTACCTGGATTTGAACCAGCACGGACAATGGCTGGGAGCTTAGATGACGACGACCGGACGCGAGATGCTGTAAGATAAAGGTATTGATACTCTGTGAAGTGGGTAAGCTCGTCCCATCCGGCATAGTTATACTCAACGCCGTCGTACTTCGTTATGTCTTTTTCGTGTTCGCAGTGCCCGAACATTTGGACGGCACCGCTGGGGAAGGTGTAGAATCTTTTAGTTTCGTTCCACTTGGCGCCTGTTGAGAGATACCATTGTTTGCTTCTAATGATGATTTCTCGTTCGAGTTCCGGGAAACTACGTCGTAATATAATACCCTTATACTTCGGCTCATGGTGCCATCCTCTAACGAGCGGTAACATGTATAAGGCTTCAGTCTTCCCACCACCCGCAGCACCTCCGTATAGTGCTTCAAAGATTGAATCGGGCAAGGTTAGGAATACTTCTTGCTTGCGCGTCGGACTCCACTCTACTGTTTCGCTGGTTTCCATTTATGCAAAAAGAGGGGAATGGTTTTCAGTCATTCCCCTAAACCAAGAGTGGCTACCGTGTGTTGTGCATGGGAGACATGTACAACGTCTTTGTGCTAACTGTTCACTTCAATTTCTTGATAGTGATAGTCAGCACGAACTTGTGGCGCGTGGATAATCATCTGCACGCGATTGTCGTTGGTTGTTGCCTTGGACTGCATGTTCGCTGCGACTTTACTTAGGTTCTGCGCAACGATTGATTTGTCTTTGGCACCCAACATCATGACGTCTTCAGCTTCAATCAAGCCAAGAGTCATCATGGTTTTTTCAAGCGCGGTGCGCTCGATTGTTTCGCGCTCGGTTTGAATTGCGGACTCTAGGTTCGAATCCTGGTGTCGATTGTTGTCTTTGCCGTTTGCGAAGTTGGATACCGAGGAATCAGAAATGCCGAAGAGTTGAGCGATATCCTTTTGCGGAATATCGTGCGCTGAAAGAACCGCGCATTGCTCTTTGATTTCCTCAGGTATGGCTCCGCCACGACGGCCAATCGAAACCTTCTCTTCAACAATCAGAGTTTGTGATATTTCCTCTGAATTTTGAAGTTCGGTGTCAATCTGGTCATCAGATAGACCAATGCGCGCGAGATAGTTCCTTTCGGATGAAAGGTTGCGCGCTGCCGTCTCAGGCTTCAAAAAGTTCATGTGGCACCGTGTGCATAGGGTAGGGGGTGTACAGGGTGATTGTAGCATAGCACGGTAAATCAGTCAAGAGGTATTTTCAGGTGCCACAATACTTTATTGGTACTCTTATTCTATGGGACCCATTAATATGGAAATATGGGACCCAGTATATTCTATATGTTGCGTGCGGTCAAGCGCCGTGAACTTTAGCGTGGAGGGACCCGCCCGGACGGGGCATGGGGGTCGATTGTTTTTTCTGTACAGCAATGGACATTTGTTATCACATGGTTCAGCGCTCGACATTCGTTATAACATACGTGTTATAACACGCATTGGGTCGGCCGATGCTCGCGATACCTAGATGTCTAGGTATTCGCGCGTGGTCTGGACGTCGGCCGATACTCTGCCCGATTCCCTATCTTTGGGTATCAAAGTTTTGCTTATACTGAAAAGTCTGCCTAGAATGGGATTTCGCGTATAAGGCACGTTAGAGACAGGGGCAATAGGTAGACCAAGGCGCGAAGCGAACGTGCCCTGTAGCGCGTCCTAGCGCGTCCTAGGCCTGTTGAAAACCTGTGGAAAACTGTTGAAAAGCTGTGGATATCCTGTTGAAAACGCCGTTATAAAATTAACGGGAAATTTTGGCACACGTTTTGCTACGCGTGCGCAATGCGCGGGTTCCCCTGCTATCGCGGGACGTGAGGCTAACCAAAGTTATTGGGGCAGAATGGACTAGACCTTGGTCTAGGTAGACGGTGGCTGTGGTTCTGATAATCTGTAGCCCGTTCGGCGACGCGAGCAGCAAACGGTGCCGGGCGCTCTTTGACAACGGAATAAACGAGATACCCTAAACGGGATATCTTTCGATAGCGTCTCGACTTGCCTATCTTTCGAAAGGATAGGTGATTATGAATCGAGACACGTATTATGCGCTCTGCCATGAAGCACGTTTCGCGAAGTGGGCCGAACGCGAACGACGCAGGAAGAAGCGGGAACTGAAGCGGGCACACAAAGCATGGCGACGGAATCAGCTTCTGAATGCAATCCGCAAGGAAAACGAAGCTATGTATGCTCACGTTTTCAGACTGGCGGCCATCTTTGGCTAGGCCGCGTACCAGTCTCACAGACTACAACCCGATGCGTCTGGGCTTTGGTTACGTCTTTGAATTCGAAGACGGCACGTCAAAGCACGGTCGAATCTACGCGCACAATTGCACCGATGCAACGGCTCGACTGTGCGCGCAGTATGGCTCGAACTATCTGCGGCTGATGGTTTGGGATGAGTTGAACAACAAGCGGTAAAACCCAATGGGCGGGTCGAGATGCTATCGAAGGATATCCTACTAACCAACGAAAGGAATAGGTGATATGTTGAACGTTGATTTCTCGATTACCCTTGATGAGATTGAATCGCAAGGGGAACGGCTCGGCGGTGGATGCTACGGCCAAGTGTACGCATACGGCGACGTTGTGTACAAGGTGGGTTCCGTCTCGCAGGACGAAGTGAACAACCTGAACGAAGCAAACGCGCGTATGGGTGGCGTGTTTCCTCGTGCCGTTCTGATTCGTGAAGCGGACTACGGTGCCGAGGGAATCATCGCCCTTGAACGAATCCAAGGTACTACGCTTTACGAGTACCTCAAGGACGAAGACGGCTTCGTTGATTACTCGCAAGTGGACATGTACCTTTTCGAGATTCGCGACATCCTGCACTACTACGGAATCCGTCACCAAGATTTACACTGCGGGAATGTGATGGTCACGCCCGAGGGTTGGTTGCGCGTGATTGACGGCGGGATGATGGACTTCTACGAACCCGGCACGAACTACCGTTGGTAAACAGAACGGGGCACTTCGGTGCCCCAATCTTTTGGAGGATACAATGCATATCCATGCATACGAGTGGTCTGAGAATCGGCAGATGTATATCTGCGGCTGTGGTGCAGCGCACTACAGTGAGGCGTTGAACATCGTTCGTGAATCCCATCACATTGTGTACGTGTTTCGCGGTCACGAGTGCCTGATGGTTGACCCAATCCCGTACTCGACACTGAACGAGGCGAAGGACCACGCGGATTGGTTGCGTGGGGAACAGGGCAAGACGGATACCTGCTTCGTGTTCGAATGCAACATCGACGAACAGGGCGATACGTTCACGGTGCATCACCCACGGTATCGCGCAACAATCTGAAGCAAAGAGCCTCACCGGAAACGGTGGGGCTTTTTTGTGTTTGCACATAAATCAGACATCTCAGAAATTTTTACGCGCCAAAGTTCTTTACGGGATAAAGGAGTTTGTCCAATCAAGCACTTTTACACCGCCGCTTTATCCCACAAAGTACTTTGCATTATTAACCCTAGAATTACTTGGCCCGACAAAGTCCTTCGCCCTTTAAAGAATTGGGAGTGTAAAAAAGTACTTGGCGGGATAAAGGGCGCGAAAAATACTTGGCGCGGCAAAGTACTTGACGGGATAAAGGGGACCCCCATTATTTGGCAAATTACTTTATCCGATAAAGTTCTTTGCCCTGGGCAATTGGGCGCCCAAAGTGGTCTGACCAATCCAAGTGGTCATACCAATGTGGTCATACCAATTAAAGTGGTAAGACCAAAGTGGTTTGGTATGGTTCCTGCTATACGCGCGCACGGGTTCCTCTTCCCGCGATACGCGGGGGACTATCGAAAGTTATTTAGACCTTGGTATAGTGGATTTTAGAATCGGCCCATGAGACAATCGGTTTCATTGACACGGGGCGAACGGCAATCGGGCCGGACGCGAAACGAAAAAAGGGGGTTGACAAGCGAAGCGGGTTCGGCGATAATCGGTTTCATTGACGGACGGCGCGAACGCGAAACGCGAGCTGCGCGGGCCGAAAAGAAAACGGTTGACACGGGAATCGAATCCGTGGATAATCAGTAAATCGCAAGCGGGAATCACTGGCGCCGCGAAACTAGCCAGTAGGAATCTTTGACAACTAAATATTTGCGCCTGTAATTGGGCGGAGCTAGGGCCGAAATACGGTAGCTTAATCGCATGGTTTAGAGCCACGATTAAACCTAGAAACCTAAACGCGACGTTTGCGGAGTAAGGTGAGAAAAGGTTTAACTGCTACTGAGTTGGGGTCAATCGCAGATTAAATTCTGCTAGCTCGTACACATTGAATCCCGAATTCAATACTCTCACTCGCAAGACATGGCCGCTGGCGACATGCCAGCGGTCGTGCCATGCAAGAAAAGTGAGGGGGGACGAATTTAGGGGTTGACTAGGCGGTGTCACTTTGGTATAATGTAGTTGTCACGGGCAGGATGGTCCTGGCCCCCGACAGAGAGACACCCGGAGATAAATTATGCCGCGCGTTGCTACGAAGTACGATAACCACTCGACCCTTGGCGCATTCGAGCAGAAGACGGTTTCTGACTCGAACCTTATCGCGGAGACGGCGACGATTGTTGCCAGCGACAAGGAAACCGAAAAGTCTGGCGAAGTGACTGCCATTCTTTTCAAGTTGGCGGAGAATGCCGACAATCCACTGGACGGTGCGCTTGCATTGTTCGGTGGCAGTGCAGTCGAACTGGCGAAGTTTGCCGTGACTGCGTACAACGATGACATTCGCACTCGCGCGAAGAGCTTCATCGTTGATTCGTTGGCTGGACCGGAAAAGACGCTTGCACGTACCATCAAGCGTATTGCTGCTGCACTCAAGTTGGATGAGGACGCAGTGGCAAAGAAGGTCAAGGACAATCCGGCTTATCTGGATATGTTCTTGGCTCTCGCAAAGGACTAAGTTTCGATTTAGTCCGGTAGTAAATAGCCTAGCCTTAGAAATAGGGCTAGGCTTTTTTCGTTTTGAAACTTATTGTGGCACCACCTAGTCAGCCCCTAAATTCCACCACTGCATCACCACTTTATTATCACTGGACCATCACTGGACCATCACCGGGATTCCACTAGGGAAAAGGGAGGTAAAGTGTTGCATCTAAGGCACTTACTGAGATACCTCCCTCCCTCCCCTAGCCTCTAACCTCACAGTAACATACGGATATTTGAATGTCCTCAAAAGTGGACAGCGGGTGGGTGTCTTGAATGTTGGCATGTTTTTTCTTTTTTTTATTTTTTTTTTTAATACAAGAACCATACCAACTACCCAACTGTCCACTTTTTAGGACATCCAAAATATTGGACAATCTCTCAACTCTCTCTAGGGAGGGAGGGAGGGGTCGCGAGCTAACCCCTGCATCTACAGTCACTTACAGCCATCCGGGCTAGTGGTAATTCAGTGTTGACACAGTGGGCATCCTGTGGTATAACAGTGGTGCTCCAGTGCGGGTCTACCACCCATCGGTATGCATTAACCATGCCAACACCCATTTGGCGTTAGTTATGACGCTGAAAGGATAGAATGGTCATCGTTTTTACGGTTATCGCCACATTACCTAGCGGCGCGATTGTCGCTGGTACTTTCCGAACGCTCAAAGGCGCGCAATGGCTGATTCGAGAGCGACAAAAGGAAGATAACGTCGCTACTTATACCATCTGCACGTCTCAACTTCTCTAAGATAGGAGATACAATGGCACAGTTTCATGACAATATCTTCTCTCCCGAACGGATTCGGGAAATTCAGACAGAAGAGATGACGGCAATCAAGGGCATGAGCATTCACGAACTCGCCGCGCGGGTCGAGCATATCAGAACGGCAACCCGTGAGCTTGCACTTCGATTGGTCAAGTGCAACGACGAAT